CGAAGCGATACGGTCGCCTCGGTCGCACTGCTATGGTCAAGCGCGGCGTAGGCGACAAGGCCGTTGAAGTCGAATCACCGCCGCTCACGTTGGCGCAAGCACAGCGCGCCGTAGAGTGGGAGGACGTGGCGTTCCGTTCACAGCGTCTGCTGTTGCAGGAACTCGGCGTCAACATCACCGACGAAGAGTACGCACGTGAGTACAACATCAACCTGACCGACGCGACGTATCGCGTTCTGTCCGGCGACTTCGGCAACCCCGGCGAGATCGGTTTCGTTCCGCACTCTGTGCCGCGCGATCTGCATGAAGCATTGCGTATGCTGGAGAACACCGAGAAGGTCATCGCCGCATCGCAAGGCCGCAGCCCGACAAAGGGCGCTGACCTGCGAGCGTGGAAGCGCGTGTCGGATGACGAGCTGCGCGACGCCGTCATCATCCGCAAACTGAAACAGAAGAGCAGCCAGGCTGTTCGGATGTCGCTCAGTCCTCGTGACGTCGAAGAGATCAACACCAACCCCGATCACCCGCAATCGCAGTGGGCGAAATTGAACGCGACCGTTGAAGACCAGCTGCGTACGGTTCGTCCGGGCGGCCGGCGCAGCATCGTCGAGTGGGCGAAGGACAAGTACGACAACAACAAAGGGATGACCCTGGCCGCCGTGCCGTTGCGCGCACTTGTCGATTTCGCGGATCCGCGCATGACCGCGGTCGACGCCTACACAAAACTGATGAACCGTGCGAGCGGCCTCGAGAATGAGATCCAGAACGAGATCATGAATATCGTCGAGCCGTGGCGCGATCTGGCCAGAGCGGACTTCCCGATGGCGAACCGGTTGGCCGGCGTGATGCACGAGTCGACGCTGGCCGGCGTGGATCCGTCCGAGCCGTTCGAGAATCACTTCACCGATCGCCAAGAGGCCGAGTACTACCGGCTGCAAAACGCGTTCTCCGAGGGCAAGGGCAGCGTCAAGAAGCGGGCCCGCATGAAGCAGCTGGAGACAGAGAAGCTGATGGACAAAATGCGCCAGGCGAAGATGACTGGCCTGCGGCACGCGTACGAAGCGCTCAGCCCGGAGGCGAAGACCGTCTACCGGGAAGTGCGCGATTTCAACTCGAAGCAGTACTCCCGTCTGCAGAAGAGCCTCGAGGACCGGATCCAACAAACGGCCGGCGCCGATGAGTCGACGAAGTCCGCCCTCATATCCCGGATCAGACGCGAGTTCGAAGCGGGCAAAGTCGACCCCTACTTCCCGCTCTCTCGCTTCGGCAAGCATTGGGCAGTGGCCAAGGACCCGGAAGGCAACGTGTTGTCATTTTCCAAGTTCGAGAACCCCTCCGAGATCAATACGTGGAAAACCGCCTGGGAAGCTCAAGGCGCCACGATCGTCGTCGGGACTGATCTGGAGGTGGGTCAGGGTGACTTTACTCGCATAGACCCGGCTTTCGCTGCCGAGGTGAAGGGATTTACCGATCAGCTCGCGAACAAGGACGAAGCCAAGCGTCTGTCGGACGACATCTGGCAGGCCTACCTGAAGCGTCTGCCGGAGATGTCGGCACGCAAAGCGTTCATCCACAGGAAGGGAGTGATGGGTTTCACGGGTGATGCACTGCGCTCATTCGCCGACTCGTCGTTCCATATGGCCCGCCAGATCTCTAAGGCCGAGTACGGCTACCAGATGGAGCGGGCAGTCGAGGAAGCGATCAAACAGTCGGAGACTCCGCGCAACGAAGGAGACCTGTGGGCATCCGCGGTTGCCGAGGAGCTGGTCCGCCGGCATGCCTGGGTGATGGAGCCGCGCGTCGGTTCGCTTGCCGCGAAGATCACCGGGTTCGGCTTCCACTGGTTCCTGGGATTCAACCCCAGCTCGGCAGCCGTCAACTTGACGCAGACGTGGCTTGTCGGCCTACCGATTCTCGCAAGCTATAACCCGTCGAAGATGGCATCGGCAGCTCTGGCAAAGGCCAGCTACCAAATGGTCGGGACGGAGAAGCAGCGCATGGAGCGCACGACCCCGGACGAGCAGAAGGCATTCGACGAGTTCCAACGCATCGGCCTTTTCGACCGTACGCGTTCAGCCGAGCTGATCGGGGCCGCTGAGGGTGGGGCTGTGGATGTGACAAGTCGGTGGCACCAGGCTGCAATGCTGTCGGCGAAAATGTTCCACGTCGCTGAACAGTTCAACCGGGAAGTCACCGCACTTGCGGCATACCGGCTGGCCCGTGAGCGAGGGCTCGAACATGCTGTGGCTGTCGAGGAAGCTGAAAAGATAACGTGGGACACCCACTTCGACTACTCCAACAAGAACCGGCCGCGCATTATGCAGAGCGACGCGGCGCGTGTCGCCCTGCTGTTCCGCAACTACGGCGTCAATATGAGCTACCGCGTGCTCAGGGACCTGCGCACGTCGACGACCCTGCGTGAACTACCCCCCAGCCAGCGGAAGGCCGCCCTGACGCGCGCAGTGGGCATGTGGACGATGACCATGCTCAACGCTGGAGCAGCCGGGCTGCCGCTCGTGTGGGCTGTCGTGTACGTCTGTGACGCGTTGTTCGGTGATGACGACGAACCGATCGATCCGAAGGACGCAATGCGCTCCTACCTCGGCGAGCAGTTCGGGAAAGAGCAAGCGAACTGGATCATGGACGGAGTGATGGACGACCTGACGGGCGTGGCTCTGTCCAGCCGTGTGTCGCTGTCGAACCTCTGGTTCATGGACGCACCGTACGAGACCGAGATCGGCACGCCCGAGTGGCTGGCGCACTATGGTGCCCAGCTGGGCGGCCCGATCGCGAGCGGTATATCCGACGCAGCGTTCGGTGCGCAGCTCTTGAGGGAGGGGCAGGCCACGCGAGGCCTGGAGAAGATGGTGCCGTCGGAAGTACGCAACCTCATGCGAACTGTGAGGTTTGCGATGGAAGGTGTTCGTACACTTAACGATGAAGAGATCGTGCCGAAGGATCAACTCACCGCGTTCGATCATTTCGACCAGGCCGCCGGCTTTACACCGAAAGCGCTCGATCTGCAATACAAGGAGAATCGCGCGAAGACAGGTATAATCAAACGACTCGAGGCCAGAAAGGACGAGCTACGCCGTCGGTACATGAACGCGGACACCCCGGAAGAGAAAGAGGCGGTGCGAGCGGACATTCATGAGTTCGACGAAAAGAACCCGTCAGACCCGATTGGACGAACGCTCGGACAATCAATGCGGGCTCGCGCAATGCAAGGCCGAGAGTACCAAAACGGAGTACGTGTACCACGTCGACTGCAACGTAAAATGCGTGGCATCGACTTCAAGGAAGAAGAGGCGCAGTGATGCTGACGAAGGAAGAAATCACCCACGAGAAGGCCACCAGCTGGGCGTCCACGCTGTGGCCTATCATTCTCAGCTTGATCATAGCCGCAGCGGCGTGGGGGAGCATCAGCACACGCGTCAACGCCGTGGAGGTGAGCGTCCAAACGCAATCCAATTTGCACCGCACTGACCACGACGTGCTGGTGCGCATCGAGACTAAGCAGGAAGTGATCGTTAGTGACGTCGCATCATTGAAGTCCGGGCAGGACAAAATTCTCGAGGAGCTGCGCAAGTGAGCGACCACAACACCAAAGCCAGCGCATGGGATAAGGTCAAGGGCATCATCGGCACGGTGGCACCCGGTCTGGCGACAGGCCTCGGCGGTCCACTTGCCGGCGCCGCAGTCGCGTTCATCACGAAATCACTCGGCATGGAACCAGGCGAAGACGACAAAGCTATCGCCGCACTGCAGGCGGATCCGCAAGCGATCCTGGCGCTGAAGGTTGCCGAGATCGAATACAAGAAGTTCCTTAAAGAAGGGGACATCAAGATCGCCGAGCTGGATGTGCAGGACCGCGGCAGTGCTCGGGCGTTGGCGATTGCGAAGGGCCTGTTTCCACAGGTATCTCTGTCGATCGTCTACACCGTCGGGTACTTCACGATGGTATTTGGTCTGATGAGCGGCAAGTTGGCCATGCCCCCGGGCGACCTATTCGCCGGCCTCGTCGGCATCATGACTATGGCACAGGGGCAGATCATGAACTTCTGGTTTGGATCCTCACGCGGTTCGCAGGCGAAGGACCTAACAATCTCCAATCTAAAGTAGGCCCTTCTGTTGCAGCCACCGGTCTGCCATGTCCTTGAGACTCTGTACGCTGCCTGGCTGCGCAGCAATCCGATAGTCAGCGAGCTTCTCGTCGATGCCTACCTCACTAGCGTGGGTATCGTTCACCGACTGCCCGATTTTGCTGAGGTGGAGAACGACCCCACCTTCCCGCTTGATAACCCAAGCCTCGTTGTCGAACCGCACGTCGGAGAACACGACACGGTCATTGCATGTGACCAGATCATCCTCCATAGCTGCGTCGACCCAGACATTCTCGTTGACGTGGGTCCTGCCCCAGTTGGTCCCCAACGTCTGAGCTAAGTGGCGCGGCGTGAGGCCATAGCACTTTGAGTTCGGCGACTCCTTCCACTCCAGTGACTCCCAGTCCCTCATGTGGAAGCCGAAGATGACGCACAACGCGCGCTTGAGCGGCGCCGCGAAACTCGCCTTCACGAATCCGTGCTTGCTGGCTAGATGGTCGGCCAGCGTGTCTTTGCCGGCACCCTTGTACCCGGCGATCCCAACGATGCTTTTACCCACGAGCTTCCTCCTCCAAGATTAGGCGGCGCATTGCCGCGATGAGTCGATCCTGGTCCGTGCCGCGTTGCCGCAGCAGTGCCAGAGTCTTGCCTTCGATTGTGTCTTCTGCAGTTAGATGGTTGACGATCACGTTCTTGCCCATGCGACGATGTCCTCCCATCAGTCGGGCGTTCGCCTGGAGGTAGTGCTCCAGGTTTGCCGTGAGGCCGAACCAGATGATTGTCTCTCCGCCGTGCTGGAGATTCAAGCCATGTCCGCCGGCAGCCGGGTGCATCAGCAGCACGGGAATCCGGCCGGCGTTCCAGTCGTCCTCGTCCTTCTTCGACTCGAGTACGCGGCACTTGATCTTCTGTCTCTTCAGCTCGGCCACCAGGCGCGTCTCGTCGTGCTTGTATCCGAACAGGGCCATGATCGGTTTGTCGTCGTGCAGTTTGCACAGCTCACCGAACGCCACCAGCTTCTCCTGGTGCACTTCGTGCCAGTTACCCTTCGTGCTGTACACAGCGCCGTTGCAGATCTGCAGCAGTTTGTTTTGCGCGACGCCCTTGTTGGCCGCGATGATGGTGGCATCCAGCAGCTGGGCCACCGAGCCCTTGCGCATCTCACGGTATGCTTTGCGGGCAGACGGACTGAGCGGAATCTCAATGACGTTGTACATGACGGGTGGCAGATCCAGGTAGTCTTCTGCAGACAACGAGAATGCTAAGTCGCGTATCAGTGACTCGATCTCTTCCTGCGCGCCGCGCTTCGCTTTCCAGTCATCGTACTGGTGCTGCGGCGGATCGAACCAACGATCGCGGAATGACTTGAAGTCTTTGCCGAGACGCTGCCCTGCGTCGAGCAACGAGATCTGTGTCCACAGGTTCATCAGGCCGCGCGGTGTCGGGGTGCCCGTCAGCTCCATGAAGATCTCGACAGCCGGACGTATGCGCGCGGCCGCGCCGTAGCGTACGCCCTCGCTGCGCAGCATCTGCGACTCGTCGACGATGACCATGTCGTATGGCCACTGTGCGTGGAACCGTTTGCCCTTCACTCGGAAATGCTTCACGAGCCAGGGGAAGTTTTCGATGTTGATGGTGGTGATGTCGCTGCGTGGATCCAGGGCCAGGTGTCTGTACTTGGGTCCAACGGCAACCGTGATGCTCAAGTCCTTCAGATGGTCCCACTCAGCCAGCTCGTTAGACCACGTGGAACGGGCCACACGGTACGGCGCCACGACCAACGCACGCTGCATGTCGAACCGGTTGCGC